TCTGCAGGAAGACTCTCTACATATTCATCAAATGTTATCTTATCTTTCATGAACAAATTCTCTAAACTTAATTCTTGTGCATATCTGTCATAACTTCCTCTTGGAGTAATATCTACTTTAATATATGGTTCTAATGCCTGCAATGTTTCGTATGGAATAATTCCTGGTTCTTGTACTATATTTCCTTCACTATCTTTTTGCTCATACATTATATTCATGCCTTTTACTTCATAGGCTTTCCACATATCAAACCATATTCTTGCAATATCCTCTACAAATGTCTTATAGTTTTCTACTTGCTCACTTAATGGTTGTTGATTTGCTTGTTGTACTGCTAAAATAGCTCTTCCTGATGCTTGTGTTGGATCTACATTTCCTGTTGCTACATCTCCTGCTCCTTCTAAGTCTCTAGTGTTGTTTTTCATTTCTTCTGATAAATTTCTTGCATCTGGACTCATTGATTCTGGATGGATATATCCTATTGCTTTTCTTACATCATCTACTGTAACTCCACCTTTAATTTCTATTGCTCCACCTACTGTATTTAATGCTTTTGGATTTACAACTAACTCAGAATTATAAACTAGTTTTTGGAATGCTCCTATCTTAACTGCTACTGCTCTTCTTGCATCTATTTTGTTTATTTCAATTTGGTTAGGTATAACACAGTTTACTGCTCCTATTCCTCTTGCACTACCTTTCTTTTCTTCCCATACAAAGTGTGCTACTGGATATAAGCTCATATTTGTTTCTTTATCTTTTTCTAGCTCTACATTTTTTGTTGCTCTTGTATAATAAACTTTACCATCTGCTTTTTTATAATATTTAAGTAATACTAAACACATCTCGTTTACTTCATCACTTAAAGACCTGTAACCTGCTTGTTCTAGCGTTTCTCCATCTGATGTTATTAATTCTATCTTTTCTACACTTACACCTCTATCCTTAGCCATCTTACGCACTAGATTTACTGGTAATCTATATGTAATTATTATATAAGGCTGTGCCTGTATGTTAGAATCATTTTCATTTCCATAACACACATTATTCTTATCTATTAACTCGGTAACAATCTCATCATCAAAATAGTTATGAACTATACCTTCTGAATTGATGCAAGCATCTTTTGAGGCTTCCCTTACCTTCTGATCTGTTTTTTGTAATTCCCATACTTTTGCTGTATGGCTATTTAACAACTTACATATCTCTTCTAATCTTTCCCCTTCTTCTACAGTATCATAAACGTTTGGATGGAAAACTATTTCATAATGGTTTTGTGTTATTACTCCTAACTTATATTTAACAATAGGTTTTATAATATTAAATACAATAGGTTGTATATCTCCTAGTTTAGCTCCGTTCCATTGGTTTCCATGATAAAAGTTATAATTCATTTCTGTTTCTTCATAAAGATTATGTGTTCTGTTATACATCTTGCCTTTTTCATAATCTCTCCATACATCTGTTACGTTTTCATCATAATCCTGTTTCAACATTCTTCAACTCCTTTTGTCCCTTTGAAGTCCCATCATAATTATTGATGTTATCCAAAATTGTATTAAGTTCTTCTAATTGCTCTTTAGCTTCTTTTTCGATTTCTCTTGCTTGTTTTTTTTCTTTTATAACTGCTATAGGGTTCTTTTTTGATGGTTGTCCTAACCTATAACCAACAAAAAAGCCGTATGCTCAAACATACGACTGGTAATATACTATTCAACACTTTTCTTTTTCCTTCCTCTCTTTTTTGGTTCTACCTTTACTTCTAATTTTGGTTCTTCTATCAAATCTTTAAAAACTTCCACTAAAACTTCAGGCTTTTCTTCTTCTGCATATCTTTCTCTAAATACTTTCTTTTTCATTCTCTGCTCCTTTCAATAATTCCATATAATCTTTATCACTATTCTTTGGTGTATAGTTTACTTTTGGAATCTTGTTATATATTTTATCCACATCTAAATTAGACATATCTAATTTTAATTTATAGGCTTCTTTACTGGTTATTCCTACTTCTTTATATACAGGTAAATCTGTTACAATTACAGGTACTTTTAACTTTAAGCACTCTTGCACAAATAGGCAATAACTTTCATCAGTTGAAAGTTGTACTCCGATAATCTGCTTGTGCAATATAATCACTCATGTTATATCTAGGCTGCATTAGTATAATATTCTTGCTTACTTTCTCTGGTGGTCTATCTGTAAATATATGCCATATATACGGAATACCTTTTCTGTCTAGTTCTTCTGCTAGTTTTTGTATTCTTTCTTCGCCTTTCTCTTGTGTTAGTCTTGTTGCACTTATTAACTTTAATAATTTTCGTGGTTTGTCTATTTCTGTTGGTGTATATAATGTGAATACTTCTTGTTCAGTAAGTTTTTGAAGGCAATCTCTTGCTACGTTTGATACTGCATATACTTTATCCATATCAGGAAATTTCTCAAATCCATATTCATATATCTTACCATAATTAGCATGGACTAATAAGTATTTTTCTTTTGCGTTTTCATATAAATCAGGCTCAACAGTTTGTGCCATTGTAAATATTATCTTATTGCATTTAATAGGTTGCCCTGTATATTGTATTGTCTTTATATAAGGTTCTAATCTTTTTATTTGTTCTAAATCTGCACTGTAATATAATAATGTTATTTGCCCTATATTATATTTCTTCGCTATATAATATAACCACGTTTCAATTCCTCCTATCTTTTCAAGGAACTTTGTATATATTACTACATCTAATTCTGTTGCTTGATTATTCCTTTCTCTTAATACTCGTTTCTTCATTAAAATACCTCTATTCTACTTCCTATGTCATCTTTAACTTCTTCTTCAAATCCAAATTCTATTTCTATTGCTCTTTGTATTTGTTCTGCTGTTGGTTTATTTACTCTCATACTCTCTTGTGGTCGTATGTAATAAGCTATTGCAAGTGCCATAACTAAATCATCATGACTTCCTTGTTGTGCTTCTGGTCTACCTTTTTCATTTCTTACAAACACTAGCATTTCTTCTAATGTTTCTTTATCATTTATTAATTCTATATGATCGTTTACTATTTCCTGTAATAATGATAATATCAAAGGTCTGGTTATTTTATCAGTTTTAAAGCCATATCGTTTCTCATGTTTGCCTGTAAATGTATCTTCTCTATCCCTTACAAATTGTTTTGGATATCCATACTCCTCTAATTTTTTAATAGGGTATGTATCGAAATTAGCTTCAATTCCTATTAAAGCTTTATTGTAATACATTCCTAAACAATATATTTGCCTTGTATATTCATCAGCATCAAACTGTTTTTTTAATTTTGCTACTTGCTTTCCTGTTGTATTATCTAATACATGTGCTGTAAAATAATCACTACCTTCTCCTGCAGTATCTCCTGATATTACGTATGGATATTCTTTTCGCGGTAATTCATAAATATCTATATATCCATTTTCATCTTCTTGGAAATGAATATTTGTTATTTTATTATTTTTAAATTCATAAGAAAAAGAACCTTTGAAACGAGGTTCTTTAATTTCTTTTAATCTTTGACTTATATTTTTTGCGTTAAAAAATGTTTTTCCCAATACTCCCCACAAACCTAAGCAATAAACATTATAATAATATTCATCTATATTCTTAAAACTTTCTAAAGTTTGTCTATCATCTTCTGTTAAAAATTTATTGTCTTTATATGTACTATGACATACTGTTGCTAATTTAGAATCTATAAAATGTCTTTTAATCCAATGATTTATATTTACAGGGTTAAAACTTAATACCATCTGTTTCTTTGATTTACCACCTCTTAAACGTACTTTTAATTGGTTTATATCTTCTTCTGCCATCTCTGTAGCTTCTTCACACCATATTGTTGTTAGTTCTCCATTTTCAAAAGTTACTGATTTTAATTTTTCTGCATCATCTAATCCTGCAAAAATAACTTCATTTCCATTTTTACATTTTATTCTTAAATCTGTTATTATAAATAAACTACTTAAATTCCATTGACTTATTATTTGTTTAAATAATGCAAATGTACTGTCCCTATTCGTTTTTCCTGTTTGTCTCACTACTAATAAATTGAGTTTTCTCTTTAATAATAAATATATCCACCTTTGTACTATAAAATATGACTTGCCTGACGATCCTCCACCATAAAAAACTAAATATTTATCCTCATTATCTAAATATGGTATATATTTTTTATTAAACACTTTTTTACTTATTCTTACACTAGTCATCTTCTAAAAATACCTTTATTTCTGTTTTTACATTTGCATCAAATACTTCTTTTGGTTTTTCTCCTATTGTATCTCTTATTACTTCAAAAGCTTTTGTGTTACCTTTTTTAGCTTGTTCTAATAAAGCTAGGCTTATTTTTTTTTGATAATCTTTGTTTTCTAATAACAATAGCAATTCTTCTTTTAATGTTTTTCGTCTTCTTTCATTTTCAGCTTTTTTCAATCCGCCTTTTCTACCATTTATTCGAGCCATCTCCGAGCTAGGTACTATTAAATTTTGTTTATTTACCATATTGTATCATCTCCCTACTTTATAGTGTTTTGTTCCACTTCTTGTTACCTCTCATAATTTTTAATTTAATATAAATAAAAAGAGCTAACTATCGCTAACCCTTTTAGGAATTTTTTATGTCAAATATAATACCATTTTCATCAATAATATTTTAACACATTTTTATTGCCATTTTTTTGTACTTTTTTTGTACCTTTTAAATTTCTCCAAATTCTAATGCAGTAAAATATATTATTTTTCTATAAACATTATAATACGTATCACTCGATATATATTTATATGTTTCTGCCATTTTTTGACTATATCTATCTTTAAATATTACTTTGAAAACTTCTTTTTCACTCTCATTTAATCTTGCAATTGCATTTTCAATGTATTTTAATCTTTTTTCAAGTATAATAATGCTTCTTGAAGTTCTTAATTTAATTGCTTTCTGCTCTGTAGAATTACTTATACTATTTCCTTTAGGTTGTCCATCTGGTGGTTCTGGGGATGCCTCAATAATGTCTATTTGCAACTCCTGTAATTCTTTTTTATTATCCCAATATTGGTATAGTTCAATTTCCATTAATTTTTTAACTTTTCTAGGAACTTTATAATTAACTCTACTCATTCGTACCTCCTCTATATTTTTGAACCAAAAATATCTTTCAGTATTGGTTTATATTTTGTTCTATAGCCTTCTTTTATTAATCCTAAATCATGTTTATGTATCCCTTCTTTTATTCCGGTATCTATATATTCTATTAATATCCAATTTTCATAATTCTTAACAATTCTTGCTTCTTTTCCTTTGATTTTCATTCTATCCGCTTCTTTCTTCCATATTTTCTATTAAATAATCATATAATTTCTCAGCTGTAGATACATCTATATTTATTCCATCTTCTTGTAAATAGCCATCTTTAAATTTTCTTCCATAGTCTAAATCATATAGCCACCAGCCTATTATTTCTTTATCATTAAATATATTTTCTAATAATTCTAATACTATTCCCTCATGTGATATTGATAAGCTACTTGCATTAAAGAAATCAGATATCATTGCATCATTTAATTTTCTAGCTTCTTCATTTGTTTTATTTACAAAATCATTTACTTCTTTTAATTTATTTATGATATCTACAAATTGTTTTTTAGTTATCATTCTCTTTGCACCTCTCCCATTCTTTGTTGTAGCAATCTTCACAAACGCCATATCCAAACCCCATTTCTGTATGTATTTCTTTTGATGTATAAGTATTTCCATATTTTATTTCTTTTCCACAATGTGGACAATTTATTATTTCTTCCATGTCTGTTGAATATGTTTTACAATTCCATTCATCTGGTATCTCGTATGGTTCATAAATATGTTTTTTATAA